TGTGTTAAAATCTCTAGCGGTTATGTAGTAGGCGGAAACGGTTCTGCTGCAGATATCGTAGGTGTTTTGAACGGAATCTTCTATAACGATGCTTCTACTTTGAAGCCAACGTTTGCGAACTTCTACAAAGCAACTATCACACCTGCTAACAGTGAAGACACAGTAGCTTTTGTAATAGACGACCCTTTCCAGCAATACGTGGTTAGTACGGACGATGCAAGAACACAAGCTCAGTTCCTAGCAACATACGACATGAACTCATCAGCTGGTAGCGATACTACTGGTAAGTCTTCATCTACTTTGGACACTAGTGTAACTGACGCTAATGGTAAGCAGTTCAGATTGTTAAGAACAGCAGAAGATCCTGAAAATGAGGATATTACTGCAGCTTTCTTTTCAGGAATTGTTGTATCGAACACTAATTCGTTCAACGGCCACAATTAATAGGAGCAATTAGACTATGGCAATATCACGATCACAGCTAGTTAAAGAACTAGAACCTGGCCTAAATGCACTATTTGGGCTGGAATATAAAAGGTATGAAAATCAGCATGCTGAGATTTATACCGCTGAGTCATCTGACAGAGCTTTCGAAGAGGAAGTAATGTTAAGTGGCTTTGCAAACGCACAAGTGAAAGCAGAAGGTAGCGGAGTCTCTTTTGATGAAGCACAAGAAACTTTCACAGCTAGATACACTCACGAGACAGTGGCTTTAGCGTTCGCGATTACTGAAGAAGCAATCGAGGACAATTTGTATGACAGACTTGCGTCTAGATATACAAA